GTTCGCTTCTGGGTACACGCGGCGAGTGAGAATGTCGGGCTCTTGATCGTCTGCCTTAAGCCCACCCGCGTTGGTCCGGGCTCGCGGCGAACCAGACGCCACCTTTTCGCCAGACTCAGGGTCTTTTACCCAGACCCGTTTCTTCTCGCCGCCTTCGAGATAGTTCCAGCCGACATTCGGCAGAAGCAGATCGTGACCGCTGGCCCGATAGACGAGCTCGACGGTGATCTGCCAATACCGCAACTCCACGTCGTTGACGACTTCGGTGGCCTGCTGCCCGCTGATCCCAGCACATAGCCAGGCATGAGCGGCACCACCAAGGTAAGAAGACGAGTTCACGCTGTTTGTGACTGCGGCCGCGTCAGCCAGCGGAAACTCGGCCCGATTTCCTGAGATCGTGGCACGCACCTCTGCTTCGAGCGTGGTGAGCCCCTCGAAAAAATCCTTGGCCGTATTTTGTAGAGGCTTCTTTGTTGCGTTGCCGTTGCCGTCGTAGTAAACAAGCGCCGGCACTTGGGCACCACCAGTGGAAAACGTCCACACGTCTGGCCGAGCAAGCGGATTCGGGTCCGGGTTTTCTTGCTGCGGCAGATCGTAGCGGTATGTGATCTCTACGTGATGACGGTCGGTCTCCGTGACCGATGCGTCAAGCATCCGAAGATACGAATACTCTGGGTGCTGCGACCCGTGCACGATGCCGATGGCGTTGATGACGGCCTGCGTCGCCGTCGGCTCGTCAACCGTGACGGCGTACTTGACCTCCGCCGTTGGGCTTTCGCCGAACTTATGCGAGAACGTGCGTGGGATGACTTCGCGGTAGGAGATGACTGCCATGGCTAGTTGAGGATCTCCACGGTGCCGATCTGGCCGTTGCGGTTGAACTGCTGAAGCTCACGCAACTGAGCCTCCTGCAGTTTGCGGTCCTCCTCGGTGAGCGTCCCTGCCTGCATCTTCTCGTCTAGCTTCTGGCGTGCCGTGTCTACGGCTGCATTGAAGTTGGCCTGGAACTGACTGAGGACGCCAGCGGAGGCTTCGGCGGCAATCTGCGCCTCCAGTTGGGCGATCCTCTCGGTACGCTTCCGGTTCTCTTCCTCAATGGCGGCAGCGTTGGCAATCGGGCGTCCGAACCCATCGACCGCAGCGCCTTCGCCCTGGGCCGCCCGCATCTGATCGACACGCAGCTTGTCCAGTTCCTTTTCCGCCTCAGTGCGAATGTCCAAACCGAGGATCGGGGCGAACCTTTTGACGAAGGCTTCGATGAACTTTGCCAACCCGAGGAACGCATTGCCGGCCAGCTTGATGAAATCCAACAGCCCAGAGGCCACCTGCTGGGCGATCTGCTGCGGCCCGGCCTGCTTAATCACGCCCAGAAGCTCTTGAGCGATCGTGCTAATCGGGCCAGCAAGCTCGCCCAGGATCGACCCTGCCAGCCCTTTGACCGTTGCCCAGACGGTGGCGAACGAGTCATTCATGCTGTCGATGGCTTTGACGGCGTCCTCGCTCACCACCTGGCCCAGCGAGACAGCCTCTTCCCGCATCTGCGTCAGAGCACCAGGCCCGAGCGTGAAGAGTTCGCCGAGTTCGATGCCGCCCTTGCCAAAGAACTGCACGGCCTTGGCGGCACGCTCGGCGGGATCGGCAATGCCAGCCAACGCATCGACAACCATCTCGAACTGCTTTTCCGGCGTAGCAGCCTTGAGATCGGTGAACACGATACCGAGCTCTTCAAACTTCTTCTGCGCCTTCTCGTCAAGCGTGGCTTTGCCGATGTTGATCGTTAGTTTCTGGATCTGCTTGGCAAACGATTCCACGCTCACGCCAGTATCAGCGGCCGCCCTGGCGTATGCCTGTAACGCCTCAACGCCGACGCCGGTGCGGTTGGCCACGTCGTTCAAGGCGTCGAGCTCTTCGCCAACACTCAAGGCGAAAGACGTGACAGAAGTGACGGCACCAGTCACGGCACCCGAGAGACTAAGAAAAGCAGACGTGGCAGCCTGGAGCCCGCCCAGGGCCAACTTGCCGATCTCGATGTTTTTCAGCGTCCCAAGGTCGGCCGAAGCCTTCTTGCCAGCCTCGCCCATGGCGTCGAGTTTGGCGTTGACATCGGCCACGGCCTGGGCCAACTGTGCCGTGTTGGCACTGATCTGCATCGCTAGTCCGAGTGCCGTGCTCATGTCACTTGCCGTCCAAGTCGAGTTTCATTTGGGCCAACACGTCGAGCATCTGCGTCTTGTGCTGTGGTGGTCGTTCAGTTGGTATGAAGTCTTTCGGCTTGGGGCACTGCCCGCGCCTGGAATGCGGGGCCAGGATTGCACTGGCCAGCACGCCTGTCTGTGCCCACGTGTTGTCGAGCGGCTGGAAGTACCTGGCCCAAGCCAGCCACTCCGACAACTCGTGCGAATCCATCCGCTGCTCAAGCTCACCAACCGTCATCTTGAGATGTCCGGCCAGCATGAACAGGAACTGCCGCGATGGTCTCGCGCTAAAGCTCGCCGGCGAGTTCGACTACGTCCGCCTCCGTGAGTTTGTTGTGCTTCTGTGCAATGTCGAACAGTTCGCCCATGACGGCACCGTCAAGCTCGGCGACTTCTGGCATCTCGTCATCCTTCCAAATCCGCACCCCGTGCTCGTCGCACAGAGTCCGCACGAGATAGAACGCACGGAAGTTGTGGAACTTCTCCATGCCTCGGCTGCGAATGTCGATCCACGCCAGTTCCCAATCGTCACGCTCGCCGACGCTCAACACGCGAACGTACACGTCGAGGTTCCACTCCTTGACGTGCACCTTGAGCGGCTTGCGAACGCTGGCGGCCTTGATCTGTTCTTTCAGTCCCATGTCACCCATCCAAAAGTCTGAACGTCACGGTGTAACGGGTTACGCCGTTCAACTCGGGCGCGACGCTCAAGCCCTCATAGACTGCCTTGCTCGTCAAGCCAGCGCCGCCGCCAGTGATGACGATGTCGGCCCTGGTGCCGTACTTCGCCGTGGTGATGTTGGCCGTGCCCATGCAGCCGACAGTGACCGTGCCGACCTCATCGGTCCACAGCGAAGAGCGGCCCTTGGCCGGGCCGCCGCCGTATTGCCACGACAACTCCGAAACCTCGGAGAACGCCACGCCGTCAAACGTGACAGAGATGCCAGTGCTATGAGCCGCCACGGGTAAGCCTCCGTGCGACTACGGCACCTGAAAGGAAGCGGAACCACGCACGGCGTCGTTGACCGTCAGCGTGACGCTGGAAGACTTGCACGTGGCGGTCACGCTCAGCGTGATCCCGCCAGTGATGGCGAGCGTTCCAGTGGCACCCTGGGCAACCGGCGTGCCGGACGCAGCCAGGTACTCGACAGAGACTTCCTTGCCGGTGTCACCAGCAGAGCCCTTGAGCGGGCGGCTCATCGTCAGCACGGTCGCCCCGGTGGTCTGGCCCAGGTGTGACACGTCGATCTGATCGGTGGCAGCGTTGTCCGTGATCGAGTAGGTGATGCTCGTGACGGTGTAGACAGTGCCTGCAAACGTGAAGGTCGTGCCGCTCGAATCATGGGGCGTGTATGCCATGCTTTATCCCTCGCTCCACCAGCAGTCGTACCGCTGCGTCACCTGATAGACCGGCGGGAGATCCGCTCCAGCCAGCTGCACAAAGTCGTCGGATTCGTCCTCCAACGACGTTTGCTTCACTTCTGTATTGTTCGACGTTCCGCCGTATCCATCCAGAACGAGCCGCATGGCGTCGGCCACCTGGCGGGCCTCTTCGTACGTCGTGCCGTAGATGCTGTATTCCACGCTCACACGCGGCATCCCCATCGGGCCACCGAGCGTCTGTTCACGCTGGATACCGGAACGTCGCCACGTGACGAATGGCAGCGACGCCGACGCCGGGGCGAGTACCGGGTAGATGCGTGAACTCACCAGCGACGTGACGGCCGTGGTGCCGACAAGGGCAGAGCGGAGGACGGCTTCTGGGGATTTGAGGCTCATTTTGAGTGCGTCTCAGAATGGGGCATTAGCGCCAAAGTCTCGCGGCGGGAAATCTTTCTGCAGGTCTTTCTGGGCGTTCAAAAGCGACTTGGTCATTTCAGACGCCAACAACGACCGCATGGCGGAAATTGACTCTTGATAGGCGGACTTCACTGGCGGCTGCCCCTTCTTGCCGCCAACCGGCATTGCCCGCAGGCTGAGCACCTGCCCGCGAGGTGCCTTCTGAAAAAACGCCTTTGGGTATTTTGGCGTTGTATTGACGCGGACTGCACCGGCGTACTTCCCTCGTTTTGCAATTCTGGCAATCTTGAACGGGCCGAGCGTTTTGAAGCTGGATGCTATTGAAGCACCGCCGCGACGCGATGACGTTTTGATGATTCGCTCTTTTGTTCCAAACTCTAAAAAGCCGGCGTGGTATGCCCTGTCTTTCCCTTTTTTGATTGAGCCGCCGCCAGCAGACGCAGACTTTCCACTGCCAGCCGCCACAAAACCGACCATGCCGACAGCGTTTCCGCTCGGATAGGTTTTGACTTTGCTGGTGATTGCCCTGGCCAGATTGCCAGTTGGGCCGCGCGTGACATTGCCGCGCAATGCTGTCAGCCCTGGCTTCAGCGTCCGACGAATCGCGGCACCCATGTGCTTTCGTGCAAGGCTTGGCCGGAACTTGCGAAACGCTTCCTGCAGTTTCCGCAACTCAGGAAACTCGACCTTCATGTCAATTCCGGCTTTGTCTCTGGCAGCCATTACGTCACCTCTTCGCAGATGGCGACGTGTTCGCTGCGGTTGCCGTACTCGAGCAGGCTGACGATGTTCAGCGTCCTGCTACGCCACGCAAACCGATCGCGCTGCGTCAGGCCAGGCAGATAACGCATCCGCACCCGGTGCGTGATCGTGGTGTCTTGCTGGCCAGCCGCCAGAGCCTCACGAGCCGAGACGCCTTCCACGCTCGCCCACACGGCTGACGAGTTGCTCCACGACAGGACCGTCTCGCCGAGAGTGTTCGTGGCACCGCTGGCGACCTGCACCGTAACACGCTCGCGGAGCTTGCCTGGGTCGATCACCGATAGGCCCCCCACCGCTGCGAGTCGAGCAGGGACTGCACGCCGTACGGCACCTCTTGCGGCACGGCACCGGTCGCAATCACAGCCTGGCGGCTTTCGTACCAGTGGCCCACCAGCATCAAGATCGCGTGCCGAATAGCCGCCGGGACGCTCGTGCCGATCGCCCCGTAGCCGGCCCACCACGTGACGCTGATGGCGTTGTCATCCTGGCGGTGCGGCGTCCACGTGCTGCCGTAGATGGGCAGGATGGCCCCTGGCGTGGCGTTCCGGTCAACACGGTACTCGGCCGTACTGTACGTGCTCGTCGGCCCGGCTTCCTGCGTGAATGTCACCGTGACGGCCGTGGCCGTGCCGCTCAGCACCATCGGCGGCCTGGGCAACTCGACAGGCTCAATGCCGCTGTCGGGGAACTTGTCGAACCGCATCACCCACTGGGTGTGCACCAGCGTGCGGTCAAGGTACTGCTCGCACCACTCGCGGGCCGCCGTGATGAGCGTGCCGATGTAGTTGTCATCATCGCTCGTATCGACCCGCAGATGGGCCTTGGCCTCGGCGAGCGTGACGGGCTCAACGGCTGGGGCGGTCTGGCGAGTCAGGCTTCGGTACTGCACGTGGGCGTCCTCGTTTGCGTGGCGTTGCGTCGGCCGTCTCGGCTAGGTGGTCAATGGCGGCCGTCTCGAGCTCCTGCTGCCGGTCCTCGACTGCGACCCGCTGAGCGAGCAGCTGAGTGGCGAGCCCGCCGGGGATCTCCACTACCTGGCCTCTGCGGTAGCCACGCCACGAGCGGGTGAACTTCAGTTTCTTCATTGCGGCACGCTCCATGCAGATTCCGGGCGTTTCAGCGTGTTCGTGAACTCCGTGGCCCACTGGAAAACAGGCGTGCCGAGATTCTTGCCGGGCCACGTCACCACGTACTCGCCGTGGCCGAGCACGACGCGGGGCGAGACGAAAACCTTGTTCCCGCTTTCACGCCAGTTTTTCCAGAAGTAGATGTCATCATCGACGCGTCCTTCGTGCCACGAGCCATCAGGTCCTGGCTTGCTCCAGAACCACGGTTTCCTGCAC